AAAATGGAAGGTGACTTTTCAACAGGAAACGTAAGATACAAAGCTAGAGAAAGATACTCGTTTGGAGTATCAGACCCTAGAGGTATCTACGGTGTTGAAGGTGCTTAATAACTAACAAACTAAGGGGCCGCCTTAAAACGGCCCCTTTTTATTTATAAGGGTGAATATATGAGAAAATTCCTAGTACATATTAATGCGTATCAATATCAAGCTAAATTTGAAGTTTTAGCTGAGGATAATGTTGAATCTATTGAAAATTCAATAGTTGACAAACTAGGAGATAAGAGTATAAAATGGGAGTCTCTTGGAGAAATGATGGATCCCAAGATAAAACGGATAACCTATGAGGAGGTTATAGATGTTACACGACCTGTACACTACGAAAAGGTCCTTGGAGTTGAGGTGGCAACTGGAGTATGAGCAAAGTGGTAAATATACTCTGGATATGGTCCGAATTGATGACAAAATTAAAGAAGTCATTACTGAGATCAAACTCGAAGAATCAAAGATTGCAGATAGAGAAAATGCAATTCGAAATGCTGCCCCCGAAGTTTCTGTGGCTACTTAAATAAACGCCACATCGCTGAAATCGTATATTTCTATTAGGATCTCTTGCACTCCATTTAAATCTATTATATAAATCAATCACTATACAATTAAAATCAGAACATAGACGCGTATAGTCGACGGCCTAGAGACTATGTTCATAAATCTAGGAGGATTTAATTATGGCTACAACTACATTTTCGGGACCGATAAAAGCGGGAACGATAGCAAATACAACTGGAACTACACTTGGTTCGAATATTAAAAATACAGGTCAAGTGGTTATGTCTCAGTCTGCGGCAATTACACAATCTACAACTGCAGCTGCTTCAGGAATTGTTATTCCTGCAAACAGTCAAATTGTAGAAATCTATGTGTATGTTACAACTGCATGGGATAACTCATCAACTTTAAGTATTGGAACTAGCTCTACTTCCACTGAACTGGCAACAGCTGTGGCGGTGACAACAATCAATACGATTAAGTTAGCATCACAAGCGACAATTACTGACGCGGATACATGGGAAGATATTGGAAGTACAGATGTAAAAATCTTTACTGATTCTTCTGCTACGACTTCAGATACAGGCGTTGGAACTTTGACCGTAACTTACGTTCAAAATAACAACCTTGCGTAATAAATAATTAAAGTGCTCCTTCGGGAGCACTTTTAATAGGAGAAAATATGTCAAGTTTTACAAGTGACCAGACAACCATCAACATGACTACTGTAGGTAGCAATACTCTTGCACGAACAGGTAGATGTAGAATTACATCTATTCAAGCGGAAGGAATTGCAGCTTCTACTATAGTTTTTTATGATTCTACAAGTACAGGATCACCTGGAACTGCGGTAGCTACGTATAATTATAATACAGAAGGGATGCAACTTTTCATTCCCGGTTCTGGTATTTTATGTAAAGATGGTATTGTTTATAACTTAACGGGAGCTGGTGGAAGCGTTACAATAACAATCACTGGCGCGTAGGAGTTTAAATGGCTAATACTACATCCGGAACAGCGACGTTCGGGAAAACGTTCGCAGTTGACGACATCATAGAAGAAGCTTTTGAAAGATGTGGTATTCGAGGAGTTGCTGGTTACCAGTTAAAAACTGCCAGACGCTCTTTAAATATTATGTTTCAAGAGTGGGCCAACAGAGGAATTCATCTTTGGCAAATTGGAGATGGATACTTAACTCTTGTTGATGGTACCAATGAATATATCGGTTACCGTGCAAGTGGAGATGGAACATCAACTTTATTAACAAGTGCCGGTGCAGCTTTATATGGTACAGACGATATTTTTGAAGCTTCATATAGAAGCAGTGCAGGTACAACTAGTCAATCAGATAGTCCTTTAACAAAAATTTCCAGATCCACATATTCAGCTTTATCTAATAAGTTAGCTAAAGGACAACCTTCTCAATATTGGGTTCAAAGATTCATAGATAAAATTACAGTCACTTTATATACCACTCCAGGCTCAAGCCAAGCGGGCGATAGAGTTCAATTTTATTACATGAGTAGAATAGAGGATGCGGGTGCTTATACAAATGCAGCTGATGTTCCTTATTATTATATTCCTGCAATGTGTGCAGGTTTAGCATACTACGTTAGTATGAAATACAATCCGGAAAGAACACAAAATTTAAAATTACTTTACGAAGATGAATTATTAAGAGCGGAGGCAGCGGATGGGTCTAGTAACAGTACATATGTTACACCTAAGACTTACTACCCAAGTATTTAATTATGGCAAGATACGCACAAGGAAAATTTGCATTAGCAGTATCAGATATTAGTGGACAATCTTTCCCATGGAATGAAATGGTTACACAATGGAATGGGTTATTTGTACATTATTCTGAGTTTGAATCCAAACAACCACAATTAGATCCTAAGCCAAGTGCTGCTGATCCAACAGCTTTACCTAAAACAAGACCACAACAACCCCCTGCAGATGCTTTAAGATTTTTAGATTTTAATCCTTTAATAACTTATGCAGCTGCTTCAGGAATTATAAATGTAAATGAACTGGATCATCAAAGAACTTATAGTGCAACAGTTAGATTTAGAGGACCACCAACTACTTCTCCCGGTACAGGTACGCCCGACTCCATAGGAGATGACGGCCCTGTTGCAGGAAATCCTGTTGTTGCTTTTGCAAGCATTGCAAATATAGATGGAATTTCTGGATCTACAATTTGTCAAGCGGCAGGTTGGACAATGTATCCGGGAAAATATACGGGTACAACTACAACCTTAAATGGCACAATTGATTCTTCAACAACAACTGTTGTATTAACAAGTGGAACAAGTTTTACAGGTGTTTCAACAGCACCCTACGAACCAACAAGTACAAATCCCACAGGTACACCAACTTATGGAATTTTAGTTGATAGTGAAATTATCAGTTATACTGGAGTTAGTACTCATACTTTAACAGGCGTAACGCGTGGAGCATTTGGTTCTACAGCTGCGTCACATACAACCGGTGCTACAATTAGATTATTAAAGACACCGGCTAATTGGTATCATTTTAATAGTGGCGGAACAGCTACGACTGGTGATATAAAAGGTGGGGGATGGAACTTATCTTCTGGACCCGCAACCTTAAAAACGATAGGACCACAATAATATGGCATATCTTTTAGCAAATTTAGAAGACGATCTTAAAAATTACACAGAAGTAGGCAGCAATGTTTTTACTTCGGCTGTTATGAATAAATTTATAACAAATGCTGAGATGAGAATATATAGAGCTTTTGATGCTGATTTAGAAAGATTCTATGCAACATCTAACTGTGTTATTGGAAATAGATATGTAACTATTCCTCAAGATTTAAGAGTTATAAGATATGTTCAATTAAAAGATGATAACGGTAATCAAACTTTTTTAGAACAAAGAGATCCGAGTTTTATGGCAGAATATTATGCTACACCCGGGTCTTCTTCAACTAGTATACCTAAATATTATGGGAATTGGGATGAAGAATATTGGGTAATAGCTCCCACACCAGATACAGCCTATGAAATTACTTTGGCTTATAACAAAGAGCCAACTAGTTTAACAAACACTACAACACCCGCTGCCGCTCCAGCGGCTACAAATGGAACTTATTTATCTAATAAATATCAGGACTTGCTTTTATATGCATCTCTAGTAAATGCATATGGATACTTGAAAGGTCCGATGGATATGTTACAATACTATGATAAAGCTTATACAGAAGCTTTAGAAACGTACGCGAGAGAACAATTAGGTCGTAGACGCAGAAACGAATATCAAGATGGGGTTATTCGTCTTCCAATTAAATCTGAATCACCATCAACTTATTAAGGAGATAAAAAAATATGGCAAACGTAATACCTTATTCCTTTCGTGGAGAGTTATTCACTGGAACACATAATTTTGCTTCAGGCGGAGATGCTTTTAAATTAGCTTTATACACTGCAAGCCCTTACACTACAGCAAGTACTGTCTATAGTGCAACAAGTGAAGTAAGTGCTTCTGGAACAGCTTATACAACAACTGGAAATACCTTAACAGGTAATGCAGTTGCATATGGCACAGCAGTAGCTACTTGTGATTTTGCGGACACGGAGTGGACCTCAGCTACTTTTACAGCAGCTTTTGGAGCAATTTATAATGACGATCAAAGTGATAAATTATGTGTTGTGTTAGATTTCGGAGGAAATAAAACTTGTACTAATGGTACATTTAAAATTACTTTCCCTGATCCATCGACACCGGCCGATGCTATCATAAGCATGAGTTAATAGGAGAATAAAAAATGGCTTTAGTTTTAAACGACAGAGTTAGAGAAACTAGTACTACTTCAGGAACCGGAACTTTAAGTTTAGCGGGAGCGGTAACCGGTTGGCAAACTTTTGTTGCAGGAATTGCAACTGGGAATACAACTTATTATGCAATTCATGAAGAAGGAACAGCTAATTGGGAAGTTGGAGTTGGTACTGTAACTGATGCAACGCCCGATACACTTTCTAGAGACACTATTTTAACAAGTTCTAATTCAGGATCAGCAGTTAGTTTTGCTGGTGGTACTTTAAATGTATTTTGTACATTGCCGGCTGCTAAATCCGTTTATGAAGATGGA